AGCGAGAGCCCGAGTTCGTGCATCCAGCCCGAAGCTGTGGCCGCAAATGCCGGGTCCACGCCTTCCGGCGCGGTTAACTTGTACTCGGCCGCCGTCTTTGGACGCCCAAGCTGGTCGTACACCGGCCCCATCGTCACCGCGTTGCGGTCGGCCGCCTTGGGCAGCTTGATGATGTTCTCAGGCGCCGCGCCCACCAGCTTTTCCAGGTTGGTGTAAGAAGTCAGAAGGTCGCCCGGCGCCTTCCAGCCTTTTGCAGCCACGGTGGCAAGCCCGCCATCGTCCACGCCGGATCCCTTCCAATCGAACGCGCCACCCGCACCCTTCGCTGCCGCTACCGCGGACGCCGCTGCTGTTGCCGCCGCAGTCGCCGCAGCCGTCACTTCCGCGCCTTCACCACCCGCACCCGCTACCGCAACTCCGTCGCCTTCAGCCATGATATTTTCCTTTCGGGGTTATGAGATTAACTTCTCGCCGCCGTACCGCATCAGGAGTTCTTCGTCCGTCAGGGTCAGATGGTCCTGCACTCGGAGCGCGTATTCGCGTCGGCCTTCCATCAAGGCGTGAACCCGCGCGTCAGGGTGAAACGTGCTTTCCTTCATCCGGCAGAATTGCTCCAGGTCCGCGCGAACCACCGCGGCGGATCCGACTTCAGATCCGAAAACTTCGATATACGCCGCGCGGCGATCCCGAACCAGCGCCAGCGCCTTGTCCCGCCGTTCAGCCGGAGTCATCGGACCAGGGCACCTTGCTGCGCTTTGGCCAGGCCCGCGATGCCGGGCAGGGCTTCGATCAACTGCGCTTGTTCCTGCGCGGCATTACGCCCCTCGCGAATCGCCTGCACGGCGGCGAGGGTTTTGATCCAGCGCACGGGCACGGCTTTCAGATCAGCAATCTCAGGGATTGCTGCATCGAAGTCCAGCCAATCGAGCATCGCCGGGTTTTGCGTTTCAGCCGCGGCCTTGATGGAGAAATCCGCGAGCTCAAGGAAGCCGGAAGCTTCTTCAGCGCGGGCGAACCGGGAGAGCGGCGAATCGTACTCGACCTTGTACTCTCCGTCCGTTCCCCGCAGATACTCAGGCATCGGAAGCAGCAGCCCTTGTTGCGCGAGGACATCCACCTCACGCTCGATCTGCGGCCCAAGATCCTCGGTGTGCTGCCGGCCCATCGTGGGTGCTAATAGCAACCCTTTCTCTTGCGCCCGGTGCAACACTTCGGTCGCCGTCATGTCCCGGCGATCTTCGACCAGAATCTCGAACAGGCTCAGAAGGAAGGCGTCCTTGATGATGGCGCGTTCCTCGCCCATCATTTCTTTTGCGATGGACAGATTGCCCGTAGGCAGAGGATGCACAAGAGGGCGGCCGTCAGCATTGACGCCGCCAAAATTGATAGCGCCATTCTTAAGTGAAAAAGAATCCAGTACCCCGTCGTCGTGAGCCAGGAGCACGGGATCAGTGACCCGGTGCCCCTGCTTGAGAACTGTTTTCTTCTGTTCATTGAGCACTTTGATGTTCGGCAGCACCAGCATCGCGGGTCCACGGCCATACGTCTCGCCCGATGCGACCGTGTGTCGGCTGATCTGGTACGGCATGGAATTGTAACCGCCTTCTTCCACAGTCTTGCGGCCTTGCACTGAAATGTAGTGCGACGAATAGACCATGCCTTTGTAATCCAGGCGTTGCGGATCCCGGTCGTCCCGAGGCTTGACGCAATGCCAGAAGATGTATTCCCGGTCGGGTTCTTTCATCGAGGACTGCACGATGGCATCAGGCAACTTCTGCCCCCACCGGGCGACGGCCTGGCGGGCGGTCATCGGAACGTGCCGGTACACTTCATCTAAAATACCCTGGTGATCCATGGTAAAGTAGATGTCGCTTAGGGAACAAGACTTGTAACGCAGGCCGGGCTTGCCGAAAAACCTGTCGGTGAAGAAAGGTCCGGTGCCGAACGCGCCAACCTGCAGATAGTTCTCTTGCTTCTGGCTCGCGAAGTTGGCGCGCGGGGAGTACCGATACGCAAAAAGTTTGTTGGTCGTGTCCTCGAACCAATCCCGTGCAGCACGATTTTGCAGGATGGCCTTGTCCATCGGCATGATCCGGTGCCAGCGGCTCGATCGCGGGCACAAGATGGACTCCATCACGGCGCCGAACTTAATCAGGGACAGCGCGGCGGTCGCGTCGTACATCAGTTCGGTGCGTTTCTCGCCTTGCGCCTGCGTAATGCCGTGCCCGGTGAACGACCGGCTGTAACTCGGCAGCACCCGCTCGGCCACTTCCTGCCAGTGCGACTCCCAATTCCCACGGTTCCCCACCAGCTTTTCGATCCGTTTCAAGGTTTCGTCAGCAGAGTAGTCCTCACTTCCGGTCACGTTCGCGGGCAGGGCCATGGCCATCGGTCATTATCCCAGGAGAGACTTCGCGGCCAAGTTCGGTGTACTGGTGTCGCCGAGCCCACCTGTCGGATTCGTGTTGAACCCGCCCGACCGGCGCTTTCGTTCTTCCGCGGCCGCGGCTGCTTGCTCCGCAATAGCTGCTGGATCGGTCACGGGACTCGCAGGCAACGCGGCTGACGCGGCCGGCCCGGCTTGGGCGCTAGGCTGCTTTTGCGAACCACCCAACAGCAGGCTCGCCGCGCCGCCGGCAATCGCGCCCCCGGCCAGGGCGGATACGCCAAACGCCGCGCCGACGGCCGGCCCCGCAAACACACTGACGATGGCTGGTATCGCTATTTTTGCAAGCTTGCTCACCTAACCCTCCGCAACTGTCAAGCAAAACACGTTGGGCGCTCTCTCGCGCCACCCGAACTTTTCCACTCGCCGCAAGTAGCCCACGATCGGCAAGTCGTGGTCCGGCACCACCCACAACCGCTTCACTTTCGCGAGCAACGCGAATGCCCGAATACTGTCAATCCGCCTCAGCGTCCAGAAAATCGCCCCTGGTCGTACAGCGACGTGGAACAAGCCGTCGCCTTCCAGTTCTTCCAGTACCTCAATCCACCACCAGGCGTTCGGGAATTGCATCCACACCGACCGCTCGACTTCGCCTTCGTCAAGCGCCCGCGGATAACCCCAGGCTTTCAACTCGGGTGGTTCGGCTTTCATTCTACCCTATCACGTTTTCCTCGACGCCCTCGGCGATCTGGGCGCGCCGCGCCCGGCTGGTGCGGGTGTCGGAACGCGCAACCCTGGCGTAGAACGTGAGCGCAAGCGCATCCCCGTCATCAGGGCTTGCGATCCCGCGGGCCTGCATCTGGTCTTTCGATTCAAGTTTGATCGTGTCGCCCTGCGCCCCGGTGTACCGGCGTTCGGGCGCGATCAGATCGTCATGCAACTCCTGGTCGCCATCGAGGCAGCCGCCGGGCAGCCAATCGCGCACATCGGCCCACATCCGCGTGCGGTTGTCGGCATAGTCGCCCGCGGTTGATGTACTGCCAAACCACACCTCGGTCACGCGGTAGCACAATTCCTTCAACCGGTCGATGACTCCTGTTCCCTGACCTGCGTCGATAAACACTGCGTCAGGCTTGTACATAGTAATTGCGGCGGCCACCTCGTAAGCAAGCTGCATGTTATCGAGCCCGCGGAACTTGAGTGCGGGAATCGAACGGGCATCACGGCCCTGTCGGAATCGAATGACGGCCTTAGCCTTCCCGCCGCGAGCCGGGTCCACCCCCATGACCAACGGGGCGCCCGCATCGGGCTGCAGCTCTCTGAGTTGGGCATCCTGCACCTCCACGCTGGAAATAAACTGCCGATCGCCCATCGCGGGAAACTGTCCGAGCACCCGCACTTTCACGAAATCGGACGCGAGGCCATATGCTTTGATCCACTGCGCGATCTTTTTCTTGTTGCTAATCCTCACGACGCGGGAATCGACGTGGCGCGTTTTCCAGAACTCGCGCTGCACGCCGGTAAAGCAGGACTTGAACCTTCCGGTGTTCCGAGTCGGGTTACCGAACTGCCACCAGAACGCCTCTCCGTCCACCATCGCGCCTTCGGCGACTTCGTGGATCTTGTCCGGGATGGCGCTCGCTTCATCAAACACGGTAAAGACGCAGCCCCCTGCGTTATGCAACCCCGCGAACGCTTCGGTATTTTCCTCGCTCCACGTCACACAATCGACGCGCCAGTTGGCCTCACCGTCAGGATTCAGGTTGCAGTAGAACTTCGTCGCCGTCCACTTGAACCAGTCCTTGTTGATCGCGAGATTGTGCCACTTGGATAGCTCCGGCCAGGTTTTCTTTTCCAGTTGATCCCCGGTGTTCGCAGTCACGGTGCCCCGGCAGTTTGGGCGCGTGGACATCAACCACAAGATCAGCCACGCGACGAGGCAGGACTTCCCGATGTCGTGACCGGATGCTGTGGCCGATTGGTAAACGTCGGGCTGCTCGGGCGGGTTCTTCGCTTTGAGGTCGAGGTTGTGCAGGACGTGCTTGGCGATGCGATCAAGTTCGTCACGCTGCCACTCGTCAGGGCCATGCGGGAAATCCGCTAGGGGCGTGTTCTTCTCACCCCAGGGGAAGGTATAGAGAACGTACCCAAGTGGATCGGCGTAGAAATCGAAGATCGTCTGCGCGATGTCGTCTTTGACGGTCATGCATCAAATCCACGCATCAGGGTGGCGTGCCGCGATGTGGCACGCCAAGGCTTTGAACGTTGAAGATGAAAGACACCGCTTCGCTCGGTTACACGTTCGGCAGGCCGTAACTACATTCACTTGGCTGTAGCCTTGGGCGCTATCAACGCGATCCAAACCATTCAAGTTCTCCCGATATTTCATAGAGCCAAACTCTCGAAGTTCTGGCGCTGCGCCACAGTAATGACACTCCCGTTTTGAAAAAGCAAATACTTCGTCGGCGGATAAATTAAATGACAGTTCCCGATAGCGAGCATTGCTGACATAGGTTTGGTAGTGCGCCCGAAACGCCGCCGTGTACTTTCGTAGTGCCAAGTTCCGAAGTACCAGTCCCTTTGTGCTTACCGCAGTCATTCATAAATTATACAGTAAATTTTCTATTTTGAAAATGGGCTGGAAATCTCAAGTGGTACCCGAAACCCGCAGGCCCGCGCAATTCCGCGCCCCCCGCCCCCCTACCCGCCCCCCTTCGCGCCCGTCGCCGATCGTGCACCTGGCGA